TTAAGCAGTGCCTTAATGCAGTCGATCGCCATGAGCACTTGTACCGCAGCACCGGCAATGGCTGGCATGCAGCCAAAGCGCAAGGCCTGCGGCAGTACATCACTGAGCTAAAGGACTGGATTCACCAGCAGGAAGCGGCTACCACTTCACCTTGTCCGCCCAGAATGCTGGGGACATCTTCCCGCGAGCAATATTGTCAGAATGACGCGCCTTGAACGATGCCCTTCTGGCTTTGGCTGCTGCTGATTCTCCTTTTCGTGGTGGGCTGCCACTGACGCCCTGCTGACCAAACCTAATCAGCTTGACGGTCTCGCCTTCTTTGGCGAGTACCGCATGCGATTTGGTCGGGTGATTTGGCGTCCGCTTGGGTTTGTTGTAACCCTCAAACTGCTCGCCGCGATAGGTGATCATCGCCGTGGTGCAGGTTTCAGCTCTGACCGCTTTTTGATGACCGCGTTGCCGGTTGACTCAGATTTGATCCGCACGATCGGATCATCCATGCTGCCGACGCGGGTGACGCTACCGCCGCCTTGCGTTGGTATGGTCGCCCGTTCACCGCCAATGCTGGTGATCACGCCAAAGGTGCGCGTGCCTTGGTAGTTCCAGCTAACCCGATCACCGCGTTTCATTTCTTTTTGCCGCCTTTACGGGCTTTGCCGGCTTCGGACAGCGCAATGGCAATGGCCTGCTTGCGGCTCTTGACCTTTGGTCCTTTGCCAGGTCCGGGCTTGCCGCTTTGCAGCGTGCCGCGCTTGTACTCGCCCATCACCTTAGCGACCTTGTCCTTTTTCTTCGCCATTAGGATGCAGCGACATGACCCAATTCTATGCGCATCATTTTGGACGAGCAGGACGGCATCACGGTGCGCGACCTGCGCAAAATCATTGGCCGCATCCCAGAGTCTGACGAAGACGGCAACAACGCTCGTATTTTTGTCGTAAATGGCAATTTGCATACATCGCCATTAAAAATCGCCGCCTTAGATGAAGACGGCGACCTTGTACTGGTTTCTGACTTTTGGCAAGCGGTGATGGAAGATCTTGGAAGCTGGGAAGAATTTACTGAATAGATCAACCACCAAGTGCCTTTGCTCTGCGGTCCAAGGCAGCGTTGCGGGCTTTAGCTTTGGACGCCATAGCGGCGCCTTTTTTGCGGCCAGCAGCGCGTGCGGTTTCAACTTTCTTGGATGTTGATGCAGCCTTCTTGGCTTTCTTGCCTTTCTTGCCGGTGAGTTGATTTGTCACACGGGTCAGGTTTGACTTGGTGCGCTTCGACTCAGCTTTTGTCAGCTTGTCAACAGTGCCACGCTTTGTGGCGGCAGACATGGTCCGGGCTGCTTCACGAGCTTCACCGGCTGCCTTTTTGTACTTAGCACGAGCGCCCATGTTCTTGGCGCTTTTCCCTACTTTGCCGCCGCCACTGCCGGCAAAACGGCCATTGGAGTCACGTTTATAGGAGCGTGCCATGACGGTGTCGCTGTAGATACTTTAGTTTACGGCTCCATATCTGGCGCGGAGTTGTTCTAGCGTTAGCTCTGACCCGTCGTCGCGGACCAGCTTGGCAATGGCATCCTTGGGTCCATACTTGGCCGACAGCTTGTCGAAATAGGCAACCTTGTTAGCGCCAAGTGCCTTTGCCTTGACCGGCAGCGGCTGCTTGGCTAGCCATTGGCCGTAGGATTCATTGACCGGCACCTGCCCATCGGCACTGGCGCGTGTGCCTGCTGGCGGCGGCGTAAAGCCAAGCGCTTTGTAGTCAATTACCGGCACGGTGGTGCTGCGGCAATTGAAATGCTGCGGCGGCGTCGGTCCTTTGCCGTATTCAAACTCACGGCCATCAAGCGCCCGACAGATCGCGCTGGTGCGGGTGTCAAGCGTGGCGACGTACCGATAGCGCGGTGTGATGTCCTGGTTCGCCTCGTACACCTGCTGGCTGGCGGTATTGGCAACTTGGTTGATGCTGGTGCGAACGAGGGCGATGACCTGGTTGTCGGCCACTGCTGTTGCCTGCCCGCCTGCGGCGATGAGCTGCTTGACGGTCTTTGCCTCCTCGCCAAACTGCAGGCTGCCGATCAGCCGCTTAGCAATGGCAGGCGTCGGCTCGCCGGTCAGCAGCCCCTGCCGCACAACCTGCGAGAACCGCTCGGCCTGGTCTACGGCGATGCCACGGAACGCCTTGGTGACTACCTCACCATTGGGCAGCGTGATGGTGGCACCCTGTGCAGCGGTCAGGTTGAACGTGGCCGGTGCGCCCTGTACTGCTGCGAACAGGTCATCGCTCAGCGCAACCACGTTGATCTGTGTCGGGTCGGTTGTGACCACGCTTTGCGCAAACTGCGGGCTGATCTCAACGGTGCGCACTGCATCACGAGCACCAGCAGGCAATGCACGCCGTAGCTGATCGGCCACAAACTCAGATTGCAACTGCGCGATGCCCTGCAGCTCGGTGGTGGTGATCTCAGTTGCATCGCCAGCCCAAGTGCCGAGGCTGTCTTTCAATTGCGCCAAGATCGCCCGCAACCTGGCAGCTTTGACCGGCGCTGCCAGCTCATCAATCGTCCGCAGTTGATTGACTGCATCAATAATGATGTCGTTGTAAGCATTAATGATGCGCCGCGCAACGCTATTGCTGAACCTGTTCAGGTCAATGGCATTGCGGTATAGCGCTTCTGGTGTGGCCATTAGATGACACCAAGTTGCTCAGGGCGATACTGCGACCTGATGCTTACATTGGCGCCACGGGTTAATGCACCCTGCACTGCTGCAGCAAAGGCGTCGTAACCGTTCTGGCCGTCTTCCATGATGCGCAGCTCATCCACTTCATCGGCTTTGCCGTCTTTGTACCATGTCAGCCGGATGACAGCTAGCACTTCATCAGGCAGGTCGCAAACGGTGTAGTCAAGTTCCTGCTTCCTGGGCTTCTTCGGCTCCATCCATATCATCAGGTCCACTAGCCAGTCTGTCAGCTTGTCCAGCAGACGGTAGATCAAGCCCCGCATTGGATGTGGCCTCCAGCTCCTCGTCTACATCAAAGTTATCGCCCAGCACATCGCCTTCAGCCAGCTCACGCAGCAGGGTCTCCTGACTGATGGTGCCAGCGGTGTACAGCGACAGCAGAGCGGTGATATCCTGCGGCTCAAGGCGTGCGCCGAGAAAATCACGGTTGACGTAGCTGCTGCCAGCAGCGGTGGCATTGCCGAGATACTGCGCGTGAAACTGCAGGCAGTTGTCGATCATGTCCTGCATATTTTGCGCGATCACCATCATGGTGCTATCGCCTTGACTGCGATCAATCCGCTTGGCCTCTGCCGTCTCGGCGCTCAGCTTTTGGCCTAGCACTGCCGACAGTCCTAGCTCATTGATCTGCAACGCAAGCTGCTCAAGTCGGCGGAACTGTGCCTCAAAGCTGCGGCCTGCTGGTTCGATGTACTCAGCGCGGCCTTCGGCCGGGAATGCGATCGCCTCTCCAGGTCCGGCTGATACCTCTTCGGCTGCTGACGGGAAGCCGTAAAACGCCAGCATCGGCACTGCTGAGATGTGCAGTTGATTGTCAAGGTCCGACTGCACTTGATAGGTCTTGAGGTTCAGCTCTGCGATGTCCTCAAGCGGCGGGCGTGACTCCATAAAGCCATGCCGCTGCGCGTAGGCGATGCTGAACGGGATCTCGCTAAGGCTGGTGCGGCCTTCATCGACGACGGTGAACTCACCGCTGTCAGCTTTGCGGTGGATGCGGTACTCGCCAGGCGTCAGTACGCGAACCTGCTCGACGGACTTCTCGCCAAACTCGCCATCAGGCACTGTGACGACTTCAGATAGCCGCAACTGAGTCAGCACCTGCCGGCCTTCTTGCGTCTCGGTGCGCCAGCCAAGGATTTGCCGGGGCGTGTAGGTCACCCAATAGGGACGACCCCCATTAGCTGGTGCATCCACCAATGTACCAATGTGGCCATAACGGACCATCTTACGGGCGGCTTCATAGGTCCAGACGTTGAGGTCATTGCCTTGCAGGTCTACGTCGAATAGTTGCTCGCGAATGATGTCAGCGGTGTCATCCAGCCGGACAGGTTTACGGGTCAGCATGCCGGCCAGCATGCGCTCTAGGCGGATGTAATACGGCGGGCAAACGCTACGGGCTAGGCGGTTGTCGTAGGACTCGTCTAGCTCGCGTGGTTCTTGCGGCAGGTAACGGCGATGCTTCTTGCGCATGCCATAGGTGCCCTGCAGCAGATCCTCAATCAGGATCCAGTGTGGCTCTTGGGCGTACCAGCTTGTATTAGGGTCGTTGACCTTCGAAACGGTGCGCTGCGCTAGCGGCCGGTCGTAGAAGTTGTACCCGCTATACACGACCGCTAGCTGCTGACAATGCCGTCAGTTTACGGCTTCAGCCCCTGATGGCAGGCCGGGTGGTTGTGATGTGCCTGCACTGCTTGATCACGGCCGACGCTGACGCCGACGCCGTAGATCATGAACAGCAGCGCTAGGGCTGCGAAACGATTGAGCCAAGGGTTGGTGACCATGGTTGGGATGGTAGGTGGGCGGCCGGCTGGCCGTGAGCAAAAGATACCACCGTCTGCCGCCGTGGTGCGCCTTTGTTGCAAACCTCAATAAAGCCTGATCCCAGTGCTCCGGCCAGCGCCAGCGTGTAGCGGGTTGAACTCGCGCCACACCAGGTAGCCGAGCGCGTCGTTCATGTGGTCAAAGCCGGCGTCCTTGTCTGGCTCGCCCTTGTCGTTGTAGCACTGCAGCTCTAGGCACTCGATCACGCGACGGCAGCCCTGCGCTACCTGCAGTCGCACCTGCCCTTTGCCGTTCTCCAGCAGCGCCTGCACGGCTGCTACCCGATCACGCACTGGCGGATTGCTGCGTGGTGACTGGTTGGACATGCCGTAGGACTCCAAGATCTGGATGTCGGTCTGGCTGGCGTTGGTGCTGCGGCTGCCACCGCTGGCGTCTGGGTAGATGTAGATCTGCTGCTGCGGGTGCCGGCGACGGATCTCTTGCGCCAAGGCGTCAGTGTCATGCGCACCGGCGATCTCTTCGATTACCAGCAGGCCATTATTCAGCCGTACGGCGATCACGGCAGACATGTTGCCCACGTTGAAGTCGATGCCAACCCGGATCGGCTCGCGTGTGATGTCCGGCACTGTGGCCGTGACGTGCTTTGCCCTATCGAAGCGGTCATACACCTGCCCAGTTGTCAGGTTGACGAACTCGCCGTCAAGGTACGCCCGCAGCAGGCTGGGGTCGTAGTTGGCTTCCAGCCGCTCGATGAAGTCCGGCGGCAGATGTGGATTGTCTACGGTGCGCATCTTGATGAGCTGCCGGTCTGGCCGCTGCTTGGCCTCATCGCTGCCGAATGTGTTCCACATCCACCGGAACCCCTCTGGCGTCGATGCCGCGCCAAACTGCCGAACATTGCCAGACCGCAAACGGCCGAGGATCTTTGGGAATGCCTTATTGGCAATGCTGGGCGTCACGGTATCGATTTCGTCAGCCAAAACCCAGGCAAGATTCAAACCGATGATCCGTGACCAGTTTTCAAAGCTGCGGCACAGGATCTTGGTGTCACCACCTGGCAGGTGCAACATGTATTCCGGCAGTGGGCTAGCCCTAAAGGTGTACGGGATGTCATACGCCTCAAGGAATGCCTCGAAGTCCGTTTGCCAGATGTCGCGGATCAGCGGTCCAGTTGGCTCCATCACGCAGCCGATGAAACCCTGATTGACTGCTGCCAGCATCACAGCCTTGGCGCATAGCGCCCTGGTCTTGCCGGCGCCATAGCCCGCACTAATGCCAAGGATCTGCGTAGATGTGTCATCCACAAACGCAAGCTGGCCGGGGTGCAGGTCAGCACGGATGCGGGTGACTAGGTCGTCAGTATCCTCTGGCGTCTGCTGCTGCATGAAAGCAAGCAGCGGCACTGGTTCGCAGATGCCCGCCAGCAGGCTCATGACATCTCAAACCGCAGCAGCCGGGCTTGCTTTTCAAGCGCCATCAAAGCGGTGCCGAGTTGCTCTTTGTCTGATGCACGGCGCTCATATTCCTGCAATCGGGCAACGGCAGCCTCTAGCCATTGAGGCCGCTCTATCTCGGCATCAAGAGACAGGAGTTGGCGAGCACGAGCAATGTAAATATCAGCTTGACGCTCGCCTATTCCCCAGTTTTCCGCTGCAAATTGTATGATTTGCCTTCTACTATGTGCACGCAAGAGCAAACTGTACACAGCATTTACACGCTGATCAGACTCTGTATTGTTGCACTTGCGCGCCATTGTATTACTCCCGGATTTGAATCGGCATGATGAGATAAGTCTGCTCCGTCATGCTAGTCGGCCTTAGCACGACCGGCGTTGTTGCGCTGTTGGCCGACAGTGTAACAGTCTCCGATTGGCGCATGGCTTTAAGGCCATCGAGCAGGTAATGCACGTTGAACGCCCATGCGCCGGTTGCTGTGCCTTCGTAGGTGATCAGCTCCTTGCCATTGTTGGCATCGGCCTCGGCGGTGATGGCTAGAGCACCTGCGCCGGCGGTGAGCTTAACCACGGAGTTGTGTGCCTCTGCGATCAGCGCGACACGCTCGAGGCACCGGGTAAGCCTATGGCGGTCAATGGTCATGGCGTGCTCAAAGCTGGTCGGCACCAGCGCTGCCACGTTGGGAAACTTGCCGTCAAGGATGCGGCTGTAGATGGTGATGCCATCACCGGCATCGATGACCGCCTGACCGGTTGCAGCAGCAATGCCGACGACGCGATCCTGCAGCAGCTTCATCGTGCTGGCAGGCAGAACCAAGTCAATGCCATCCGGCAGTGCTACTGGCACACGCATGAGCCGGTGGCCATCAGTGGCTTCCATGAAGCCGGCTGCCATGTGGATGCCTTGGAGGATCTGCTTGCTGGCGTCGGTGCTGACGGCTGCCATGCAAGCACGCACACCAGCGGTCAGGTCCAGCTCATCGCTAGGAGCCTCCACAACGGGCATTGCCGGGTAATCCGCTGCATCCTGCACCGCAAGCCCGTAAGAGCCGCTGGAGGCGCTCACAGCACCATCTGAGAGCGTCACAGGCTCGCCGTCGTCCATGCGGCTAACCAAACCTGCCAGCAGCCGATACGGCAGCGCCACGGTGCCTGGTGTGTCTACGGCCGCTGGTACGGACACCGTGATGCCGAGGTCCAGGTTGAAGCCGGTGACGGTCATGACGCCAGCATTGGCGGCAATCAGGCAGCAGCTGAGGATCGGGTGGGTGTTGCCGGCACCAACGGCTGGGGCGATGGTGCGCAGTGCATGGCTGAGATCAGCCTGCGTGGTGATGAGTTTCATGTGGCGGCGTCGGTAAGGATGGAAACAATCCGCTCGTAGTCAGCGGCGAAGGATGCAACCAGTTCAGCCGGGATGGGCTGCTGATCATCTTGGGCATTGTCGCGGATAGCAGCGGCATATGCAAGCGCGTGCTCCATGGCGTCATGGAGCCGGTTGATCACGGGTTGCTGCTTGGCTGCGATGTTGATGCGATCCATGTAATGACATAAGCAACAAGTTGCTCAACCATGCGCCGTGGGATATCCCCGCGCACATTGGCAAGCGCGTCGGACACTAGTCGGTGGTACCGCGCAACGGTGAGGCCACCGTCGCAATTCGACACCAGCGCTCTGCTGCGGATCAACTCCGCCCGGCTGACACCTGCCATGGCCGCCTGCTGGTCCAGCGCCACCAGGTCTGCAGGCTCAAAACGGACTTTGACTTCTTTCATTTGGTGGCGGACGCAAGGAATGCAGTGTAGGACAGGGATCTCAGGGATGGCGGACGCAAGTGAGCCATAGGCGGACGCAAAAAACCTAGTCGTAGCAAGGAAGGACGCAAAATCGGGTTTTTCCCTTACCCCCCCTATACGTTCTACACCTTCCCCCCTCTCCGTTTTTCTATACACGATATTTATCCCCTATTTGCGTCCGCCAAGGTAAAAAGATAGATAGAGACAGCCTCT